GGTGTGGTAGTCATAATTTTTCCATAAAAAAACCCGGCGCATTGGCCGGGTTCGGAGTTGGATTTGAAGGTTGTTAGGAGTAAATCAGGTCGCTGTATTCAGCCAGGGTAAGAGATGCTGTGCCATCACTATTCGGTTTAATGCTGCTAACGCTCCACAGCATTGATTCGTGCTCTTCTTCCGTTGCTATGATGTAGCGTGACGGAAGTTGCACAGTGTCGTAGTTATAGATATTGAGCGTAATGTCTGGCACTGCAGCGGTGAATCCATATCGGGTATCTGCTCGCGGAGATGCTGAGTAGCGTGCTGTCGGGTTACCGATACTGTCGGTAACGACAACGCTCATTGTGCCTATGAAATTAATCGGTTCGCTGGTATCAAAGTCATTCCCGGTGCGACCGGTGACATATCCCTGCTGCTGGTTAGTGTCGTAAATGTCTGGCATCTGTATAACGCTACCGCATTGAATAATCCCATCCTCAAGCGCTTTCGCGTTCATTTTGATACGGGAGAAGATAAGGCGTTTTGTTTCCCGTATTGCACGCTCGCGGGCCTGGTATTCGTTGCGGAATCCAACAATTTCGAGCTTGTTCGGATTGGCAGCCTCTTGCTCTACTACGGTGCCGTTGACCACCCGGTAATTGATATAGATTTTGTTGTTTGTGCTGGGATGTACATAGGAAACCTGTACTCCGTCATACCCCCCAGGCAGCGTGGCCTCATAACTGATTTTGTATTCGTCAGTCACCATATTTGCCCGGTTAAACACTGCGGCCGGGTAATCCACTTTCTGATCGCGTGTAAACGTCAGTACGCCATCGTCCCAATACGCAACCACAGATGCAGCGTTACAGATGGCTTGCACCCGGTCACCCAGGGAGTCGTTTTCATCGTCGAATGTGTAATCGAAGTATCCAAGTTGCGGGTCAGTTAGGGATTCGGCGATGGAGTACAGTCGATACAGGTCAATACTGGGAACAGGCTGCTCACCCATGATTAACCAGGTATGCGCAACCGCATCAGCAAACGAGCGTGACGGGCGCAAGGCGTAATCAACAGTCTGCGTTGTCATGTTGTAGCTGATCGTATGTCGCGTGACTAAGGCGTTGTACTTTCTCTCTCGACTGCCTAGTGCGTTCTCTGTTGCGCGAACCTTTACCCGTACGAGTGTATCTGTTGGGTGCACAACGTTAATGCGCGGGTTAACTGAGTGAACCTCTTCAACTTTGAGAATCGATGCATCGCCTGAGTTATCCGTCCGCCGGAAGTTGAGGGCGTACTTACCGATCCCCCCAATCGGCGTGATTTTGTCAGTTCGGTAAAAAACCTCGCTCGTTGAATCGTGTGGCGTTGTCTGTCTGTAGACGAATGTCTGCGTTGTACCTGGCACTTGGTTGTAATCATCGTCGATTTTCCATATGACGAGAGTCCAGTTTGTTTCGTGATTTCCACCGAGTGATGATTGAGTGTGCACCCACAGTTCGGTGGATTCGACCGGGGAGAAAAACGGGCCGACAACCAGCGCCTCATTGTCATTGAGGATAAACTTTGTCGTGTTGATAACCAGAACAGCAGGAATGTCAGCAGGCCCCTGCAGGTTTCCCATTGTAAACGTGTACCAGATCGTCGGGTTTGTCACCGCGCCATCATTGGTTTCAACTGCTGAAATCAAATTTCCCGATAGCGTCACGTCCTCAGTTTTTGTGCCAGATGCAGTGTTGTATGTGACGTTGATGACAAATGTCACAGAATGTGGAAGAACTAGGTCCTTGAAATAATCAAACTCGTCTTGCTTCACGATCTTCATAGCAACCTGACCGCCTGCATAATTACCACTCACAACCGTATTCGCTGTTGCCGTTTCAATGGGGAAGTCGTCTGATTCGTTTGTGCCAGGGACTTCTTGCCCGTCAACGTCATCAAAACTGTACCCTTCGTAAATAGTGGGGATCACTTCACCTGGTTGGTAGAACTGGTATTCAGCACCAGCCATAGCACCCAGGCTTGATTCTGAGTAGCGGACGGATTCGAAACTGTATTCGCCAATGCCAACGCACATAAACTCAGTGACATATTTCAGGCCGCCGTCATTCTCATCCTGACGAACGTATTCAAATAGTGACTCCTGAATCAGGTCGGGGAATGATCTAACCTGTCCGTAAACATCAGGCTTAGCTTTGTACAAGCGAGCAACGTTCGTCTGTCCGGTCAGTGAATTATTAGGCGAGTCGACAGAATTACCACCCGTGGCAGTCATGGACTGCTTGGGCATCAAGAAAGAGAACACTTGCCCCACAACTTTGAATATCGGGCTCAGTATGTCGCCAATTACCCCTTTTGGCTGGTCAAATATTTTAATCGTATCTGATTCGGTGAGCGGGAAGTTAAGCCCATCGCTATCGAGAAGTTTCACACCGTTGCGCCATATGACAACGTCAGGGTGCAACCGGTGTTCATGCTCTTTTAACCAGGCATAAAAAAAGGTGCCTTTCGGCACCTCGTAGCGTTCTTTGGGGGTTCCCGGTAGCCGGGATAGTTCAATCAACGGCATAGGAATAAAACTCCAGTTTCGTGAACGCTCTTTCGATCTCTCAGCGAAGCATCCCCTACCCCAATCCACGCTCCAGGGCCAATCCCACCCGTGCTGGCTGGCGTCGAGCTTGGCGGGACGACTTTAGGTCCGGAAGCGAAGGAACCTGTCCACTTGTAATATTCACCATCTGCCGTATTAAGCAAAACCTCATTCGGGTTATTGATGGTTGCGCCAGTGGTGAATGTCTTGTCGGTAAGGATGACATAGCCAAACGCATTCATGGCCTGCTGTGCCAGATAGTTGATCCCTTCGATGGTGTAGTGCTTCTGACCAAAGCGATCGGTATAAGTCAAGCCCCTGGATGTTACGAACTCGTCAATTTTACCGGCGTTAAATTTCAGGTCTTGAGGCTTTTCGCTCGGAACTGGTAATTGAGTAGGTGTGGTAGTCATAATTTTTCCATAAAAAAACCCGGCGCATTGGCCGGGTTCGGAGTTGGATTTGAAGGTTGTTAGGAGTAAATCAGGTCGCTGTATTCAGCCAGGGTAAGAGATGCTGTGCCATCACTATTCGGTTTAATGCTGCTAACGCTCCACAGCATTGATTCGTGCTCTTCTTCCGTTGCTATGATGTAGCGTGACGGAAGTTGCACAGTGTCGTAGTTATAGATATTGAGCGTAATGTCTGGCACTGCAGCGGTGAATCCATATCGGGTATCTGCTCGCGGAGATGCTGAGTAGCGTGCTGTCGGGTTACCGATACTGTCGGTAACGACAACGCTCATTGTGCCTATGAAATTAATCGGTTCGCTGGTATCAAAGTCATTCCCGGTGCGACCGGTGACATATCCCTGCTGCTGGTTAGTGTCGTAAATGTCT